TTATCATTATCTAACGTTGACGGCGCTATGTTAGTGACTGCGACGAACGGAGGAAAAGTAAAAGGTATTATAAAGTTACTAGCTCCATCATATATAGTCCTAGCAACTGTAATGTCTGACTTTCCCCATTGGCTCTAAGGTAACAATTCAATAGCTTTACGCAACTCACGCAATTCCTTATGGGTATAGACTTTAGTTGTAATATCTCCATGCTTATGCCCAAGAATAGCACGAGTTGCAGTAGGTGATGCGCCGTATTTATCTAATAAGGTAGCTACTGTATGGCGGCAGTCATGTGTTGAATGGGAACATTTGATAGCCGTCATTACTGATTTAAATTGCTTGCTGAATTGGGCATAAGAAATTGGTAATATCTTGTCAGATGAATTCCGGTACAGAGTTGTAACTATTGGTAATATTCGACTATGAATAGGAATTAACCGATTACGGCCAGCCTCAGTTTTGGATTGACGAATTATAAGGCATTTAGTGCGGAGATTAATATCGTTCTTACGTAAGGATAGCAATTCACCACATCGCATGCCTGTATATAAAAGTATTAGAATGCCACAAATATCGGTAGTATTAAGGCTCCACAATCGATTAATCTGTTGGCGAGTGAACGGCTTATGAGGATATACGCTAACATCGTGGCCAAGATTAAGAAAAGGGGTGTAATCCTTAATATCGATGTCATTGACAATCGCATATTTAGATAGCAATGAAAGTAATGTGCGTACCTTCTTGGCTGATGCGTAGGATAGGCCGTTATCTCGCATGCTATCAATCACGTATTGCATATCAGAGTATTTGATTAAGTTAATAGGCATATTAGCAATTGATTGAATATGATCATAGGCAATGCGATATGATTCAATGGCTGATTTACTCACGATTCCAACACGAGTAGGCAGCCATTTTTCATAAATACTTTTAAATGTCTCGACGCACGCACTTTGGCGGTGCATACGGAGATATGCATTTCTTGGGTAGTGCTTAATAGTGCTATTCATTGTTATATCCTTTCATTAATTAGGAGGTATATATGAACAATTATATCCATGTACTTGATGCAGATGGACGTCGGATTACGTCCATTGTAGATAATATGATAGTACCTATCGGTGAAGAGGCTTTGCTTAAGCAAGCTAAAGAACAATATCCTGATGCTGCTCAATATATATATGGCGGAGATGCCATGTTAGATGCTTTTCTTGATGGAAAAGTTTATAAAAATGGTATATTCGAAGACGCACCAGTAATTGAATACATCCCAACAAAAGAAGAAAAAATAAACGCTATAAAAGCCGAATATGAACCTCGATTTAAAACGCTAGAAGAAGCCCAACGCCGATTGCTACTTATGGGAAAACCTACTAATACAATTAGCGCACAATATATCAAGTTAAATAATGAAATGGTAGCACGAATCAAGGAGGTGCAATAATATGCCTAAATATATCGGTGATAGTAAAGTCCCTGTTATGGAATTTTGTGAATATTGCTGGGAAGTATTAAATGATGATGGTACGTGTCCTACTAAAGAATGCGTACATAATGTCTTGTTATCTTTAAATGAAAGCGAAGCACAACCGGAAGGAGATTAAATGTGGACATGGCAATTCGAATTGAGTGATATTCTAACCACGTTGACTATTGTCAGTATAGTTGCAGGTATAGGTTATAAGGTTCTAGTGATTCCATTACTCGAAAAGTTGGATTTGCAACGAATGCAAGACACTTTAATGTTTCAGGAAAAAATGGGCGTGCTCACTGATACGCTAAAGGATTTAAAGGACGAAATTAAATTGTCTCGTGAGCAACGAACCAAAGCATATACCGAGCATGTTAAATTGACATCAAGAGTCGATGGTATCGAAGCTCGTGTTGATGATATTAAGGAGGAATTGCATGAACATACCACCAAATCTCATCAATACAGTTAAAAAAGCATATCGATCTGTAAGGGTGGCTAACTTCCACCCTACAGGTGTTCTTGCAACAAGGGCGCTAGTACTAATCATGCTAGTGCCTATTTTATTAGTAGTTATCGCCTATTGTATGGCCTTTGCTAAAGGATATGTATCAAATGAGGCTAATAAGCTAATCGATGTAGGTATTAACATTATCGACCATATATTTATTCCTAGCGTATTAACAGCACTTGTGGGGTTTTTGGCGCTTTGGATTGATAAGGACGGTAACGGAGTCCCTGACCAATTAGAGAAGGAGGATAAACGATGAAAGTATTTATTAATCCAGGACACGATATTAACTTAGATAGTGGCGCAGTTAATCCTGTGTATGGTACACGTGAATGTGATGTGGCACGTGATGCGGGCAAGATGTTGGCGCGCTATTTAGAAACAGCAGGGTGCGAAGTTCGTACTCTTCAAGATGACGATTTAGGGCTAGTATGCGCTGAATCCGATTCTTGGGGAGCTGATATATTCGTATCCTTGCATTGCAATGCATTCAATACGCAAGCTCGGGGTACTGAAACTTTGTACAAGTCCTTTAATGGGCAACGCTTGGCCAATGATATCCAATCACAAATTATCCGAAGCATTAATACGGTAGACAGGGGCGTTAAAAAACGAGATGACCTTTGGGTCCTAAACGGCACAGATGCAACAGCGGTTCTTGTTGAAATGGCTTTTATTGACAATGAAGAAGACCATGCTATGCTTACGAATGATTTAGATACAATCGTCCGTGCTATTGCACGAGGAATCACAGATTACGCAGGAGGAATGTGATGTATGAAAGAATCAAAAGCTTATTTGATCGCACTCGTAACCGCTATATTCTTATCGGTAGTATTGTGTGCCTCGCCTTGCTTTGCCTCGGATACATCCTCTATCAGCCAAGCGGAGCCGACTATCACCGTGCCGTTAACGCAGTGGAACGAGCTCAAGAGCAACAACGAGAAAGCCTTGAGCTCAATCGAAGCATCCAGTATTCCATTGACCGAAGCTCAAAGCTTAGTCATGAAGCAAAAGGAAGAATTGAACGAAGCGCACAATACAATATCGACATTGGAAACCGAATTGATGAAAGCCAAAATGCTATCCATGAAGCAAGAAGTTACCTTGTCAGAAATGCAGAACTCTTTGACAGAATTGAAAGGGCAAATAGACAACGACAAGAGAACAATCAAGCGACTACGAATGCAACGCAACTTATCCCAGGTAGTGGGAGCGGGAGCGATAATCAGAGTAGTAATTCATCGATAG